AAATGCCATTTTCCAAACTTATCTTGAAGCTAATTCAGTGGTGAGAGAATGACAAAAAATCCAAATTTATATTGCGAAAACTGTAACAAGAAGTATCAAGGAGTTGATACTTCTAATTTAATTCAAATTATTAAATCTCAAATTCAAAAAAGTTTTAAAATAGCCATTGATCAAGAAAATATCAAGGAAGAAGCCTTTCAGAAACAAAAAGAAACATTTAAGTGTCCTAAATGTGGTTATCTAATGAGGAGTATTACAGGTGAAAAATAAGTCATATATCAGTCTTTTTGATGTTAAACAAGCTCTTAGAGATAACAAATTTCGTGAAAGTTTACCTGAAAGTTTATTGCCAGATGTACAAAGATTTTTAAATAATCCAAGCTGCACATGTAATTTTTCAATTTATGTCAAGCTTCTCAAAGAAGCAAAAGATCAGTTAATTCAACATTATCCTGAAAAACACTACATGTCACCAGAAGAAGAACAAGAAAAGTTGGCTAAAAACAACTTTAGTATTATAAATTGTTCAATTGGAGAACTGGAAGATAGAATGAAAACCTTGGCCGCTGGAAGAAAACAAATTGCTATTGCAAGATATGAAGATCAAGTCACTGTTATTGTTAATGAGCTTGATCAAATTTTTTAATCAAGTCTTTAGTGTTTTGTAACATTTTTTCAAGAATTGTTTTGTGATATTTTGGAGCCATAGGAAAGGCATCATAAACATGCCTTTCCTTTGAAAGTAATAATGCTTTTTCAAAGTAATTTAGAGCAGCGTACAAATTGTTTTGTTCATACAAATAACAACCAGTCAAAACTGCTATTTCAATAAAAGTTGGATATTTTTTTATTAAATAATTAATGTAATTTTGAGCTATGTCTAAATTTTGATTGTTCTTTAAATAATGTTTTATAATATTAAAATATATAAATAAATGTTCTTCTACTATTGGTTTTCCAAATAAAAATTCCGTTGCCAATTTTACAAAATCAGAATCTTTATTTAATTTTGACCAAATTTTATCAAATGGAAACAAATTTGTTTCATTACTTTTTATTATAAATTTATTTACCCCTTTTTTTTCTGTATTAAATATTCTTTGTGTTTTTACTAAAAAATCATTTACACCAAGGCATATATGGGTTGATTCCAAATCATCAGGAATTTCTGTAGATATTTTTTCATCATTAAAAAGTAGCAAAAAAGGTTGGTTTTTAAAATAATTTTTTATTTCAGTCAAAGCATTATTATCTTTATATTTTAACTTAACACTAGTTTTATCTATGTCATTGCAAAAATAAGTTATGTTATGTGAACTTTTTATTTCTAAAAGTTCTTTATAATCTTTCTTTTTGTAAATAGCTATGTTGATCATTTTATGTTTTTTACTAACTTATACTAGAAAGGTTAAATATAAAATATGGATTATGTTAACAACAAACTACTTGAAAATAATATACTTCTTTTCCAGAAATATTTGAAAACAAAGAAAAAATTTGATTATTTGAAAGTTGATTACGAAATACACAAATTAAATGTCGGAGAAAGCAAAACTGTTCTTCAATTTGATGCTAAATTGTATGAAGAAAACAATAAAAAACTAAAAGAAGTTCAGGATTATTTAGCAACTGAATTTTTTATTCTGGCACAAAATATTGTCAGGTTTACCAATTATCAATCTGTAGATGTGGACGATGCGGTCCAAGAAGGTGTTTACATTTGCTTGAGCAGAGTTGAAAGATTTGATCCAACAAGAGGAAGCAAAGCTTTTAATTTTCTAACCACATGTCTTATTCATCATCTTAGACAAATATACAGAAGTAACAAAAATTTTATAGAACTAAAACGTAAGTATTGTGATTACTATATGCAAAAACATTGCAGAGAATTACCAGCTAGACGTAATGAAAGATTGGGAAAAAAATAATAGTTATGTAAATACATTGACTTTTTATTTTTGAATGCTATATTGCTTATATTGATATTGACTGAGAAATTAATCATTCTTGGAGTTCATTATGAGAAACAAATTTTTGGATGGAGTTGAAAATTCAGAACTAATTGCTCTTCTTGAAAATAGCAGTGTTAAAGAAAAAATTAACACGATATTACTTAACGAAAGTGTCGTGTATACAAAAAAGGGAAGACTTAACAAATCCGGTGCATGTAGAATTTTGAATATGAAACCAAAAGAACTTGATGATTTTATTGTTGAGTGCCGTGATATTATAAGAGCCAGTCAGTTTGAAGATTGAACAGTCGTGCTATCGCCTGTGCAACCATACCATTGTGCTCTATCATAACGTAAAGTAAGATTTACTCGCATGATATCTGTTGATGTCATGTCAAAATCTCCGAATTCAACCTCTTGTGGCCAAGCATTAAAATACCACCATTCCTCTAAAGGATTGCCTTCGCCATCAAGTGATGTCACTGTAACATTTCGTTTAAATTTTTTCGCTGGTTCTGCCTGTCTGCTATATTCTTGAGATCCATAATATGTTTGTGTTTGGAAATTTCTGCTTTTGTTTGCATATATTCCATAAACCCAGCTTATCCACTCAGCAACAGGATTTAACTTTGTCATAGTGTCGAATAAGGTTACTTTCAACGGTTTCCAATCAGGCCTGCCAGCAAAATAAATTGTTTCATTCAGATGATTTACTTCTGTTTCTTTAAAACTAAAACTTGGCCTGCTTGCCTTTTCCCAGATCATAATTGATAAAGGATCTCTTGAAGCAGCACCAATATTTGTCGCTGTGATTTCCTCACCTTCAGCACCCGGTTTTGTTGGTGCTGTGTTTCCAGTTGTAACACCCCAAATATTCAAAATAAAACGATTTTGTCGTTTAAAAGTAGTGCCGGAAGCCCAGCCTATACCCATATTACCAATAGCTTGTGGCATAATTTTTTATATAGAAAAACTTCTACTTTTATATAGTATAAAAGTAGAAGTTTTTTATTAACTCCGTTAGTATTAGTATGCGCCTGCTAGATTTCCGCAAGCTCCACCAACATTACCTTCTTGAGGTACTGGAATACAATAGTTGGTGTATTTAGCAAAGTTGTATCGAAGGTTCAATTCAACAGTACATTCTTCGCTGGATGAATAGTCAAGATCCCCGAAGTTAATGGAAACGGGCCAGCAGTTGACAAGTCTCCACTCTTCAATTGCATAGCCAGAACCATCAAGCATTGTCAAAATGCCGTTGCCAGCATAACCAGTTCCAGCAGCATTTTTTGCGACATTTCTCTGAGTAGCCTGAATAAATTCAGAACCGCCACCAGTGAAGTTGTAAACTCTGTTAACCCAAAGAAGAAGATTGTTAACAGCTGCATCTGTTGATGCAATATCGTAATAGGTTACGGCTAACTGTTGGAAAGTGGCTTTGCCGGGAATCCAAGTTTTACCGTTCAAGAAGTTGATTTCAGTTTCTTCAACTTCCAGCTGAGGACGGTTAGCAACCTTCACATATTGACCACCAACACCAAGTGCTGCGTTTCCACCGATGTTTTCAACACGGAAGGTCCATCTGTACTTCCTTTTGAAAGTTGCGCTACCAAGTGGGCCGATGCCCATATTACCAATCGTACTATTAGTTGCCATTTTTCCTCCAATAATTTATTTATTAAAATCAACCCAGGTTTGTTCCAGTTCTGTTCAAAGAAAATTCAATAAAGATAAACTCAGCTGCTCTTGTTGGAACTAGGCCGATTCTGGCTCGTAGTTCGTTTCTATCGATGACATCGGGTGTGTTCAATTCAGCATCACACTTGACAACAAAGTCTGTCAAACCCTGACGCTGTTGAACATCGCTCAGGATAGATGTGCAAGCAGAGACGAATGTAGCACGAAGAGCTTCTGTGTTTGGTTCAAACAAGAGAGTTCTAGCAACATTCTTAATAGCTTTCTCAACATAGAACAACATTCTGCGAACATTTACTCTGTCTAGAGCAGTTGGCGCTCTCTGAAGAGTTTTCTGACCCCAGATAACGAAACCTGCAACATCTGGATAAGAAATAATTGGATTGATACAGTTCTGATTGCCATACATCTGATCTCTTTCCGCAAGAGTTGGGCGAGAGTAGACGTTAGCAACATTTTGAACAACTCCACGATTTAAACCAGCTGGAGCGAACCATACTGCTGACAGATTGTCAGAATTACAGATTGCTGCCAAAACTGAGCCTGATGGTGGAACCCAAACAGGAATGTTATTATAAACATCGGTGATTTGCAACCAAGGCCAGTAGAGGGCTGCGAAATCTGTATCAAAACGATCACCATTTAGAGGATGTACGCCATTCTGCCATTCGATGATTTCACGAACAGTTAGACCAAATGGAGGATCAATAATTGCAAGGCAATCTTCTCTATAGTTTTCAGCAACACTAATCAGAGCTTGAATTACAGATGTGCTTGAACGTCCAGGAGCACAAATCAGATCGATATCAATCTGTTCTGGTTCAGAAAGATTGTAAAGACCTGTGCCTGCAATTGGATTTCCAATTATCAAATCATCCTGACTATCAGGATCAAGAGGAATACCATCAGTACCACCAACCAGTGCAAGACCAGTAGCAGGAGTATTAGCTGGAGGTGCGCTAACAGCAGTGTTGTCTACTATTCTTACGAAGTAAGAATTAGCATTTACATATGTCGGAGCATAGAAAGATGAAGCTTGATTTTTGCTCAAATTTCCCCAAGATTCTACTGATGCTCCATTGTTAAAAACCTTGAGCGTGAAAGTACCATCATCTTGATTGTTTGTGAAAATAACAGAAGTACTGTTTCCTTCAATGCCGGGGCTGTCAGCATAAACAGTAAATGTTTTGATTGTGTTACCAGCGTTTGCGCTGCCAGTAACAATACCTGCTGTATCAGTTGCACCGCCACCAGAAACTTCTGTTGGTGATGCACCCGTATTTTGAGTATTTAAGAAACCAAAAACAACATCAAGTGTACTTTCTGGCTTTACAAGGAAGCGGCTGTCTCTACCATAAGTTAGTGTTTCTAACTGAATGGAGTCTCCAACAGCAACT